CAAGCACAGGCAGAAGCGGAAGCTGAATGAAATCATTTCAAGATTTTAAAGTCAAATTGGTAAAAGAAGAAAAATCAGACTACTCTAAGTTTGATGTTTTAGTTCGTGCAGGTCTGGCCAACAAGGCACAGATGCAAAGAATTCATCGCATTTTAGATAAGATGCAGGATGACCGACCTAACTTCAATAATGCCGATAAACAGATTATTCAAAATCTTTTTAATAAAATGGTAGATTTGGTTAGCAATAACAAACAGATTTTTAACCAGACTCGCCGTGCAGTAAGGGAAGAACTAGATGAGGGCATTGTTGATACCTCAGATTACAAAGTTGATTCTGCTGGTAGAAAATATAAAGCACATAGAACTAAAGTAGGCGATACAGCACCACAAGTTGGTGATGATCCTGATGCGGTTAAAGAAGAAGTTTCTTATCTACAAGAATCACATGATCCGCCTTTTGTGTTGGTATTAAAGCGTAAAGCTATTCGTTTGTATCCTGATGGAACAAAAGTTGCTTTGTATTATAATGACAAATTAAAACGAATTTTTACTGTACCTTACAATACAGAAGATGAAGTGGCTATTCAAGCTCAACATGAAGAAATTAAACAAGTAGAAGAAGCCGTTGATGCCATTGGTCAATTGCAAAAAATTAAAGATACACACCAACATGGCACAGTAAACCACAAAGATGGTTCTGCCAGTAAAATTGATGCTCAAACTGCTCATGCCGTATTGACGGTTCATAAGAGTTTGAATGATGTTAATAAAAAGAAGTTTGCTGATATGGTGGCAAGGTCATCACATCATATGCAGAAAGCCGCTGAGTTTTCTTGGAAACATTTGAAGTGAGCTTAGTAGATTTAATTGTAAGTGGTCGTTTGGTAGAAGCCAGAGAAATAGTGTTTGCTATGCTTGATGAAATGTCAAGTGAGCGCTTGCAAGAAGAAAAGATTGTGGTAGGGCAGGATACATATACATTGGTAGAAGAAGTTTTAGATGAAGCTTCAACGAATGTTATTAAGATGGGTAGAATAAAAAAGATTCGCCGCCGTATTCGCCGTAATGCACAAGGCAGAATTATCGTTCAAAAGAATGTTCGTAAATCTGCAATTAAAGGTTATAGAGTTTCAGGTAGCACCGTAAAAAGAATACCTGCAATTCAAAGAATTAATAAAGCTAGAAAATTAAAAAGGTATTGGAAGACTAAAGGTAAAGCTAAATTGCGTAGAACTCTACTCAAACGAAAAATGTCCATTAGACGCCGAACATCCATGGGAATAAAATAAAATGCCAATAGAAATTACAAATACATTAAGAGGTTCTTCACTCATTCGTGTTGAAGGTGTTGGAACTTATTATGCTAATCTTATATCTTTAGCTGTTGACAGCAATGAAGTTGTTAGTGCGGCTAATATTAAAAGAATTAATTGGTCAACAAACGGAAACATTCAAATTGTTCGCAACGGAAATAATATTGCAACATTACACACCGCTGGTGAAATTAAATTAGATGAGTGGGGGCAATCAATTGCCAACAACAACACATCTAACGTTGTTATTACAGTTGTAACTGGTGGCACATTGTTCTTAGAAGTGTCTAAGGCTGCTACTTACACAACACCATTAACAGGAATGTAATATGAAACTTATTAGAGAAAATATTGAAGAAGTTAAGTATATTACTGAAGCTTCTGAAAACGGTAAAAAGAACTTGTATATTACGGGTCCTTTTTTAGTTTATGACAAACCCAATAAAAACAATCGTCTTTATTCCAAAAATACTTTGGCAAATGAAGTCAATCGTTACAATGAGGAGTTTGTCAAAACAAATCGTGCTTTGGGTGAGTTGGGACATCCCGATACTCCATCTATTAACTTAGAAAGAGTATCACATAAAATTGTTTCGCTAGAAGATAATGGTGAAGCATTTATTGGTAAAGCAATGATTTTGGAAACACCATATGGCAATATTGTTAAAAACTTTATTGATTCTGGTGTTAACCTTGGAGTATCTTCCAGAGGCATGGGTTCTCTCACGCAAACTAAAGAAGGTTATAACTTGGTACAAGATGATTTTCGTTTAGCAACGGCAGCTGATATTGTGGCAGATCCATCTGCTCCAGGCGCCTTTGTTAATGGTATCATGGAAAACAAAGAATGGTTATTCGTTGATGGACGCTTTGTAGAAGCAGATATTGACTCAGCGAAGAAACAGATTAGACAAGCATCACGCAAAGACTTGGAACGAGTTGCCCTCAACTTGTTTGAAAACTTTATCCGAAAACTTTAATTTTATAAATAAGAAATCATAAGGAGATTCCTAATGGCATCAAATAAACTAATGGAAGCCGCAGCAGACATTCTTGCATCAAGCAAGGGTTCTGCACCAGCTATGCCTCCGCAAAAACTTGGTGGTGAAGTAGTTGACCTAGGTGGTCCAACTAACACCAACGACAAACCAACAGACGATTCTGCAAAGATTGATGCTGCTAAAGCAATCAAATCTCAAGCACAAGCGCCACAAACTAAGCCTTCAGCTGCTTCACCTGACACGCAAGAAATGCTTGGCAAAGGTCAATCAACTATGAAAGAAGATATTGAGGCATTGTTTGCTGACGATGAAACAATCTCTGATGAATTCAAATCCAAAGTATCTACGATTTTTGAAGCTCGTGTTCAAGACCGTATCAATCAGTTGGAAGAAGAAACAGAATCACGCTATGCTGGTATGCTTGAAGAAGCAGTTGAATCCATCAAGCAAGACCTAACAGAAAAAGTAGATGACTACCTATCATACATTGTTGAACAATGGATGGAAGAAAATGAAATTGCTATTGAATCTGGTCTGCGTTCTGAAATGACCGAAGATTTTATTGCCGGTCTCCGTAACCTATTCGCAGAGAACTATATTGATGTTCCTGCCGAAAAAGTCGACCTTGTTGAAGAACTTGCCGCTAAAGTTGAAGAACTTGAAGGTAAACTCAATGAAGAAATCGACCGTGGTGTATCATATGCTAAAGCATTGGTAGAGTCACGCAAATCCGAACTTACTCGTGAAGTATGTGAAGGTTTAACAGATACACAAGTTGAAAAAATCAAATCACTCGCAGAGAGTGTTGAATTCTCCACAGAGGACGAATACAAAGAGAAACTTGAAACTATCCGTGAGAACTATTTCCCGTCTGGCATTGTCAAGGCGAGTGAATCACAACTCCAAGAAGAAGTAACTGATGGCTCAGAAAAGCAAGTTGTTTCTAACGACCCGCTAGTTGCCGCAGTTGCAAACGCAATTTCTAAAACAAAACTCTAATCCCTAGGAGATAACTAATATGTATTTGTCCGAACAATTACAAACTAAATGGGCTGGCGTTCTGGATCATCCAGATATGCCTGCTATCAAAGACCCATATCGTAAAGCCGTAACTGCTGTTGTGCTTGAGAATCAAGCCGTTGAAATGGCAAAATCTGCTGGTATGTTGACAGAAGCTGGTTCACCTACAAACTTTGCTGGTACAGGCGGTTTTGGTGGCGGCGCAGCTGCTGCAGGTCCTGTTGCTGGTTTTGACCCAATCTTAATCAGCTTGGTTCGCCGTTCTTTACCAAATCTAATCGCTTATGACATCTGCGGCGTTCAGCCAATGACCGGTCCTACTGGTTTAATTTTTGCCATGCGTACCAAGTATGCTGGTCAAAGTGGTACAGAAGCTTTCTACAACGAAGCAAACACAGGTTTCGCTGGTGCAAACGGTGGCGGTGCTCAAGTAGCATTGACAACTGGTACAGCTCCAACAGAAACATTCACATCTAACGCTGCTGCAATCGCTGCTATGACAACCGGTTCTGCTGAAGCTTTGGGTGATGGTGCCGCTGGTAACACATTCCAAGAAATGGCATTCTCAATTGAGAAAGTAACTGTAACTGCAAAGACCCGTGCTTTGAAGGCAGAATACTCTATTGAATTGGCACAAGACTTAAAAGCTGTTCATGGTCTTGACGCTGAAACAGAATTAGCAAACATTCTCTCTACTGAGATTCTTGCTGAAATTAACCGTGAAGTTATCCGCACAATCTACGGTACTGCTAAGTTGGGTGCTCAAGTTGGTACAACAACTCGTGGTAAGTTCGACCTTGACACCGACTCTAATGGTCGTTGGATGGTTGAGAAGATTAAAGGTTTGGCATTTCAAATCGAGCGTGAAGCTAATACTATTGCTAAGACAACACGTCGTGGCAAAGGTAACATTCTCATCGTTTCTTCTGATGTAGCTTCTGCTTTCGCAATGGCTGGTTTACTTGACTACAACTCTGCGTTGAATAGCCAAATTAACTTGACAGTTGACGATACAGGTAACACATTCGCTGGTACAATGTTTGGTCGTATCAAGGTTTATATTGACCCATATGCACAGACATCTTCTACTAACGAGTTCGCAGTTGTTGGTTTCAAAGGCACAAATGCCTATGACGCTGGTCTGTTCTATTGCCCATACGTTCCGTTACAAATGGTTCGTGCAGTTGATACAGGTACTTTCCAACCTAAGATTGGTTTCAAGACCCGTTACGGTCTAGTTGCTAACCCATT